TCTTACAGTGTCACCTGGTTGTAATTGGTGTGCACCAATTGTTAAAACAGTTGTTCCTGTTGCAGGATCATATGTACCATCTGTTGGTGTAAATTGACCTGTGCCAGCAGTTGTAGTTGCAATCCATGCCTTGTAATCAAGTGGACCAAATCCTGGATCTAATGAAACAAACGCACCTGCTGTTGGACGTTTTGTGCCATAAGCATTGGCTGAAGTCAATGATCCTGACAGTCCTGAAAGAGTACAGTTTCTTAAACCAGAACCGTTTCTCATGTAGAACATATCTTTTGTTGTAGAACCTTGAACACTGTTTACATACCATTCACCTGATCTTAATGCTCTGTAATTTCCTGTGTATTCCATGTCATATATGATTGCGTCAACGTATTCTTTTACGTCTCTTTCACAAGCAGTTTGACTGAAACTTACACCTGGATTTGCTCTTTTCACAAATTCTGCGGCTTCTTTAGCAATAAATTCTCTGTTTGCTAACAATCTTCCACGTGCATCTGTGTATCCTGCATCATTTTCAGGAATGTTTGAACCTGCCATTGTTGGTTCAGAACCGTTTGCGTTAATTTTAAAGTCAATGTATTCTTTTATGTCTGTAGCAATCACAACTGAACGAGCACCTGCCGCCGCCGAACCTGCTGGAGCACTTACATCTTGTACAATAGTGTTTCCACTTGTAACTTCGTTGGCATCAAAACTGAAATCTGCACCAAGTGTTGTGTTTCCACCGCCACCAACAATAACTGTGTTTGCTGGAATTGTAATTCTGTCATCTGATGCGTATCCTTGTCCTGGTTGATTAACTGTGATTGTTGTTACAGAGAATGAAGCAACTGTGATATCGAATGTTGCACCAACACCTGAACCTGTAGTTGTAGAAGCAACTCCAGTACCTACACCGTCGTTGTAGTTCAAGTTTGGTCCAGAATCGTTGTCAGTACTGATTACACCACCTGATGGTGTAACTGTGACTGCATTGTTCAGCACAACATCGTTGATGATTGCAATCATTCTGTCAATACCTTGTAAACTGTATTGTGTATCGCCTGCCGCAGTCACTGAACCTGCTGGGCCAATTCCTGTTGAACGCAATTCGTCACCTACCAATGCTACTGATTCGTCAATAATCATTGGAAGAACTTCTTGATATCTACCTGTTTTTACGTTTAGAGTTGTGTTTGCAATTCTTAATGCTGGAACACCAGTTGAGTTGCCGGCAGTTATTGCATCTGATGAATAACTCATGTAAGTGTCAATTACTGTGCCTGCATTTGCTTCTGCAATATAGTCTGTGTTTGAATACTGTGGAGTTGTACCTTGTTCTGCTGTGTAACCTGTGTTGTTAGCAATTACTTGTTGTGCAATATAAATTGCTCTTTCAATTGCCGCCGCAGTTTCTTGTTCTTGACCAGTTACGTAAGAAGCACCTGCTGGTGTGAAATATTGTAAAGCCGCTTTTCTTGATCTTTCATTACCACCATGTCTCATATCCCACAATGTTGCGTCAATTAATAATCCAATATCTCTTCTGCATTTTGTTGCGTTGTATGTGAATGCGTTAGTGAATGGTGAAACATTGTTAGCAATCTGATCATTGATCCAAGCAATAGTTTCATCTTGTATAAACTGTTTGTTTCTTTCTAACAAATATGTGCTGAAAGGATATCTTGGACCTTTTTCAATATTGAATAATCCGTATCTTACACTTGCCCAAGGTCTGTCTAAAGTTACACCTGCATCTGGTGCCGCAATATCTTGACCATCTGGTCCAACATAGTAAACTTGATCAACTTGTCCTACGTAACCCCATTCAGGTAATGTACCTGCATCGTTTACAACAAGTGATTGACCTGCTCTACCGATTGGTAATCTTGCTGGTCCTGATGGACCGTAAATTAATAAATCACCTTGTGCTGATATAACATCATTTTCTGGACCACCTGATAATAATTGCCAGTATGAACCTGAATCAACACCTGCACCCGGAGCCGCATCTGGTTGATTAATTGTGCTTGGACCAACATTGTTAGATGTGTGTGATTGAATACAAATGTAAGAAGTGTCTGTGTTAATTGTTCCTCTTACAATGTCACCTTTGTCGTAATAAGTTGCGTTTGCCCATGCACCTTTCCAGTATAAACCTTCGTTAAGTTTATTCCAGTAAGTTACATTTGGTGGTCTGTTTCCTGTTGAATCTTCAATGTTCAAATAAGTGAAACCACCAACTCTTACAACGTCACCTGTTTTGTAAGCCGTTGCATTGTCGTAGTCACCTTTTAAACTGAATCCTGTTACAAATAAATCCCAGTCTGCTGGATATTGACTTGGTTGTTTGTTTACGTTATTTGTTTTTGCAACATAAGAATAACCACCGTATGTGCTGAAGTCACCTGGTTGATATTGTGTTGAGTTATTCCATGAATCTTCAAATTCTAAACCTGGTACAAATATTGACCAGTTTGCTTCGTCTGTTGCTAACGAACTTGTTGATGTGTGATGAGTTGTACAAATCCAAATGTTACCACCATATTTTACAAGGTCATTAACTTTGTATCTTGTTGTACCTGTCCAGTCACCTTTGTATTCAATACCTTTGTGTACGTAATTCCATTTAGATTGATCTGCTTCTAAACCATCTGCTGATGTTGCCGCTGAAGTGTGTCCAGTAACACAAATGTAAACTTGTCCACCATACCTTACCGTGTCATTTGGTTTATATCTTGTTGCTGTTGTCCATGCATCATTCCAACCAAAACCTTTTGCAAATAATTCCCATTTTGCCAAATCATTCTGGTTACCTGCACCATCGTCACCTTCTAAACCACCAGCCGTTGTTGCTGATGAAGTGTGTTGAGTTGTACATAGGTAAACTGATTCACCATATTTTACTAAATCATTAATTTTGTATCTTGTAGAAATTGTCCAATCGCCTAAGTAATTGAAACCTTCAGAAAATAAATCCCATTTAGACTGATCTGCTTCTAATCCGTCTGCTACTAATTCTGCAGAAGTGTGTCCTGTGTTACAAAGATAAATGTAACCACCGTATTTTACAACGTCATTTGGCTTGTAAGTGATGTTAACATTCCAATCACCTTTCCATTCTTGACCGTCGGACATCAATGCCCAATAATTCGCAGTTAAATCCGCTTGAAAGTCGCTAGATGCTGTGTGTCCTTGGATACCGATATAAGTTCTACCACCGTATCTTACAACATCGTCGATGAAATATTCGTTACCGGTGAACCACGCACCTTTCCAAACAAAACGTATTCTACCTAATTTAAACTCAGCCATGTGTTAATTTAACTCCGTATTAGTGTTATTTAGCATTTTATTAATTTCCATATCCGTTTGAACTGTCAATAGTTGACACAGCATCTCCTTCGTCTAAATTGACACTTGCAGTACCTCCTGTGAAGTAAGAAAGTGCTAATAAACTACCGCTGATACTCTTATTCATGAACACAGTCACAGGGAACGTAATCACTCCGTTTACAGGGTCTGCTTCGTTGAAGATTTGGTTAGTTTCAATTCTAATCTGACCTGCTCTAACTCTAGAAACGTTAAGATTTGAGCCACCACCCGACACTCTTGAATTAATGTAAGACACTATTGCTTTTTGTGTTGGCACAACATTGTCGGAGTTAGCCGCCATTGTTGGATCTGTACTGAATTCTCTAACTACAACTTCAGTACCACCAAGTACAACACCACCTAAACTTAACTCAGACAATCCTGAAAGATTGAATAAGTCTGCGTTAAGTGTTACAATACCAGTTGCCTGTTCAACTTCAAACAATTCTCCAACACGGAAGTTACCATCTTGGTCAGTTGATGTGTAGAACACTCTACCACCACCTGCTTCTTTTACTTCTCTTGCCGGTTGTGCTTCATAACCTTCTGTAAATCCTTCATTTGTGTAAAGTTCAGGATAATTTGTTGTTGTTATTCCTCCAGTACCAATGTCTAAGAAATCGTGTCCTGTTAGACGTACCTGACTGTAAAGTTGTCTTATAGTGAATACAGTTTCATGGTCAGGTGATTCCTGTGCTTTGAGACTAGGTGAAATTCTAAATGTAGCAGATAGTGTTGGTTCACTGCCTGATAGATTTGAGATTTGTGTTACTCTGTAAACTTGATCATCAATACCGTCAATGAATAATAAATCACCTGGACCAGGTTCTCTAGATAATTCTTTAACTTGTATCACTTTACCAACTTGGTATTCATCTTTAAATCCATCTCCATCTATTGTTGCAGAAACGTTCAAGAAACCTGTACCTCTGTTAGTGAATGTAGGTTGTGTCAATACTCCTGATGCCATTCTTGGCTCAACAACAACGTCCAAAGTATTTTTGTTGTCTGTAATTGTTACAGTCGGAGCAGATGCATAACCACTTCCTGGTTCAAAAATTTGTAGTCTTGAAACTCTACCAGCATTTGTGATCACTCTCACAAGTGGACGAGCACCATATTTGATTACATTCAAGTTAGATGCTGATCCAAATTCTATTGGTACAAAGAATGCACCAGAATTTCTTCCTGCACATATTCCTTGGAAAGTTCCACCCAATGGATTGTCTAATTCTAACCATACCATTGCATCTTGACTGTATGCAGTTTCACCAGTTGATGTAATCGCAACATAAACTCCTTGACTGTATGCCACATAATATGGTCCTGCATGAGGAGGTGTTGCACTCTCTTGCCATCTTGACAATGCACTGTCTTGAATAGATGCATTTGTTGCCGTTGTTACATAAAATTTGTTAGGTGATGTAGAATCATCTAATGGAGAATCTTGTACTGCCGCTACAAATTTTCCACCACCATAAATTAAATCTGTTACTCTGTATTTGTTACCACCGATATTTGTGCTTTGTCTCCATGTTTGTCCGTCATCTGCACTTTCCCATGTTTGACCTTCTTGATTAGCCAGTAAGAACATTCCATTTCCACCTGCCGCTTGTGTGAACACTGGAGTTGATCCATCGTATGGCTCAACTTGTGCATTTGTCCAACTTGCACCATCGTCATTTGATGTGTACACAACACCTGTTTCAGAAGCAATCACAACATTTGTTCCGTATGCCGCAACTCCTCTAAACACATCAGTACCAACTGTGTTTGAAATGTCGTTCCATGTAGCACCATCTGATGATTTGATCACTTTACCATCTGTAGAAACTGCAAAGAAATTATTATCAGTTGCCGCTGTGTCAACGTAAGCACCAGATACAACACCGTGTGTTGTCCAGTTTGTTCCATCAGTTGTTCTTCTTGCTGTGCCATTACCGATCACAACAGTAACATTAGATGAGCCTATTCTTCTGTATTCACCTACAGCAAAATCTCCTGAACTTCCAACATTTGAAAGTGTAGCGGAATAAGGCGGATTGCTAAATGTAATTCTTGGTTCAATCACATATTTTGTTGAAGCGTCCAGTTCAGTTTCAATTGGGAACCCACCTAACAAGTGTTGCCATCCTGGCAAGTCATCCCATTCTCTTTTAACTGTTGCTACTTTTGTGACTTCATCAAATGTGTCAATGTATGCATATTGACCTCTGCCTCTACCTTCTCTCAAGTAAATTCTTTGTCCCACTATTTCTGAAGCAGGTCTTGAAAGTTGTGCCGCTAGTTCGATTTGTGTTAAATTTCCACTTCTGGCTGTACCATCAATTTGAGTGTAATTAGCACCACCTGCCGGTGATGAATCATCTGGACCTTTAATTCTTAAATTAGAAATAGCACCATCTCTTGTGTTTTCGTATTTTATTGATGCCGCCGCACCTTCTCCAGAACCTATTATTGTAATATCTGCTTGTGTATAATCTTGACCGCCATGTGTGTATGCAAAAGCATATATTTCATTTTCATCATTGTACACATCATCCACAATCGCTTCACCTGTTCTGTTGTCTATTTTACAAGTGATAGGAGTTTCTGTGTCTGCAACGCCTTCTGCAACCGAACCAAAGTCTCCATACGAGTTGTTACCATTGGTTGCTCTAACTTTACCACCGTTGGTTGCTAGATAACCTATGTGATTGTAGTATGTAAACACAGATACAAGTTCAGATTTACCATCGCCATTAACCCAGAATCCAATTCCGTTGTCTATGATTTGTGTAAAGTCATTTGCAACAACTGATTTATTACCACCGTTGTGTAAATCGCCATCCACTTTTAATCCAATTGCACCTGTACCAAACGTTGATACGTTTTGCACGTAACAAGATTTATTTGTGACCCACACAGTGGCATCAGTTGGTCCTGTGCCTGGGTCTAAACTTACGAAAGCGCCTGCTGTTGGTCTTCTTGTGCCATACTCATTAGCGTCTCCCAACGTACCTGATAGTCCTTGTAAAGTCATGTTTCTGATTCCAGAACCATTGTTCACATAGAACATGTTTTGTGTTTCAAAACCAGTTGCTGGTCTTACATTAGTGCTTCTTAATTCATCACCAACAAGTGCTGTGTCTCTTGGCACTTTGATTGGCAGTTGTTCTTCATAAAAACCTGTTCTAATAAACACAGTTGCTGGTGTTCTAGTGGCTATTGATTCTTGAATGTACTCACAAGCATATTTGATTGAGGCAAATGGAGCACTTGGAATTAATCCATTGTCTGGTGTGTCTGCTCCTTCAGGTGCCACATAGTAAACATTTGTAGTTCTTTCAAAATCTCCCCAACCTGGGAATCCATTTTCAGAAACTTTAGAAATTTGTCCAGGAGTTCCAATTCCTATTCTTAGTCTTGTTGAATCATCATTTTGTGTTTTTAAGTCACCTGGATATTCAAGTACATTTCCTGGTGCACCTTGTGCCAATAGTACCCAATAAGGACCAACGTTTTCTGATTCTAAATCCAGTGGTGGTTTAGCATCTGAAGAGTTTGCCAAGTGTTTGTCTATACATGCCCAAAGTGTTCCTGCAACTGTTACAGTGTCACCTGGAAAATATTCTACTACACCTTCTGTTGTTGTTTCTTGCCAAGGACCTCTCCAACGTTTACCAGTTACAAGTAACTGCCATGGGAAAGGTTCATCTGAACCTGGGTCATATACTGATTCTGTGTCTGGACCTAGGTTTTCATTATCTCTTACAGCAATGTACAGGTTACCACCTGCAAGTACAACATCTCCAGTTTTGTATGGAACCGGAACATCTACGCCTTGCTGATCAACTGTGCCAACCCATTCACCTCTGTAATTGTAGCCTGGAAATACCAGTTCCCAGTTGCCTGTACTATCTGTTACTGCTGGTTTACTAGCAACGTTAGATTGTAATGCAACGTAAGAGTAACCACCGTAAAGTACAATGTCACCTTTTTGATAGTATTGAGTGTCGCTCCATGTAGCCTCAAATTCCAAACCAGGCACATACATTTCAAATTTTGTTTCATCTAATGTATTAGTGAATGCAAAATATGATTGTGTACATTTCCATAGTCCAGGAGACCATTTAACAATTTCATTTTTCTTGTAATGCGTGTATTGAGCGTATGCATTTTGGTATTGAATACCTTCTAATGCTGTTTCCCATCTTGCCGCATCAACTTCTAAACCGTATGTGACAGTTGCATCTGCTGTGCCTGAAACTGTGATGGCTGTGATTGCACCGTTGCCGTCAACAGTTGTTATTGTTACCACACAGTCGTTTGTTGTGTCTGCACCATTTAAAACAGAACCTGCAATAGTAAATGTTTCTGCTTGATAATAACCAGTACCAGCAGTTAAAATTTTACCATAGTAAGCGCCACCGTCTCTGTAAATTTCAAAAGTTGCGTTTGTTCCGCCGCCACCTGGATTATTGACTGCATCGTTGGCATATGTGTTTGTAGGATTATTGTAAACAATGGCAGGTGTACTGATGTGTGAACCAATTGCTCTGTATAATATACCACCGTATCTTACAATATCATCAATGTAATAGTGTGTTGCAGGTGCCCACTCGCCTCTGAAATTATCTGATGGAGCGTATGTTGACCATTTTTCTGCGTCAAATTCTAATCCTGAATCTGCATCTTGTGATTGGTGCGATTCTAAACATTTGTAAACTCTACCACCATAAATTACTGTATCATCAACGTTGTAAAGTGTGCTTGGTTGCCATACACTTGTCCAGTTTTCACCTCTTGCAAAGTAAACCCATTTTAATTCATCACCTAAAATTCCGTCATTTGCACTTGTATTAGATGTATGTCCTTCTATACATTTGTAAATTACGCCACCTAATTTAACAAGATCACCAATTCTGTAGAAAGTTGCCGCCTGCCATTCGCCAGTCCAAGACTGACCATCCATCATCTGCACCCATCTCGGTGTGCTGTTGTTCAGATCATTGTAGAAATTAGCATCTGCTTGGTGTACTTCGATACAGACATACACTTTTGCCCCGTAACGAATCACATCATCTTTAACGTAATTGGTTGCTGAATTCCAATCACCTCTGTATCTAAAACGTATTCTATCTAGTTTAAATTCTGCCATAGACTTCTGTTACCTGTATTTATTATTCCTCGTATGTGTGCGATTCGTTCACTTTAAGAACTAATTCGCCCTGTTCGTTAATATAGTAGAACAAATTTCTGCCATCCCATCTAAATTGTTCATACACTAAATTGTCAAAAACTTTTTTGTGTTCTGTGTCTTTGCCTTCAAAAAAGTCTTGTCCTCTAGTAAAATCATTGTAATTTTGACTAGGAGCACCTGGTTTGTTTACAATTACACCGTCTTCTAACTCTAACAAATCGGCTTTAACCATGTACAAAGTGCCTTGGTCAGTTCTTCTCAACCCGTAAAAATAACGAGCATTACCAAGTGACTGTTGTAAATCTTCTATTCCAATTCCAAAAGTTTCAGACATCTAAACCTTTTACTCCTTATGCCACAATGTTAATTGAATTACCCATGTTCTGGTGTGAAGTACACTGGTAATACAATGTTGCTGGTGCATTCATAGGCACTGTAAACACAATCGCACCCGAGTTTGCACCGTTGTTTGAAACACCAGACGAATATGCAGAGCCATTGAAACTTGTTCTAATTTCAAATGGATGACTTCCGCCTGAATTGTTTACAAAAATATATGTGTGTCCTCTTGACAAATATAAAGTTGGATCATTTGTTGCTGACACAAAACCTGGACCACTGAACACATAGTCTGAGGAACCATTTGCTGTCATAGTCCATCTAATTACTGGACCATTTTGTGTAACCCAACCTGTGCCATTGTAGTAAAGCACATCGCCTTGTGAAGGACTGCCTGCTGTTACATCTGTTAAATCATTTAATGTAGATGCTCCGCCACCTGCCGCATCTTCAAAAGTAAATCCGCCTGCACCATCAGTGGTTAAAACTTGATTTGCACTACCGTCTACAATTCCCAAGTCTTGTAATTCTGTAGGAATAGTTGGTTTGTTAGACAGGTTATTGTAATTTAAGAAATACGTGCTGTCCAAACCATCTAGTGTGTCTGCATCTGTAGAACCACCGCCTGATG